TTACGGAAGATATTACAGGGCCAAACAATACTACAGTAACAGGTAGTAAATTTTTTAACACAGTTACTCAAATAGCTGTGGACGGTGCGGTTGGAACAAATACTTCAGTTGGGAACGCTGCAGGAACTACAGGCGGACAAGCTGTTTTAACGGCTGGTAGAACAAGAGTTAGAGGAATGCACATTACGACTGGTGGAACTGTAGGAAATATATCTTATTTCAATACATCACCTATATCAGGAACATCTTTATTTTCTTTTCAAGTTGCAACAACTACAAAAGATTATATTGATCCATATATTCCAGATGATGGAGTATTATTTGATGCAGGAGCTTATATAGATATTCCAGCGGGGACAGCGGTAAGTGTTACTACATTCTTTGATGGATAGGAACTTAAATGGCCAACACTACCTCGGGGACAACAACATTTGATAAAACTTTTGCTATTGATGAAATAGTAGAAGAAGCTTTTGAACGTATTGGTCAACAAAATGTTGCAGGTTATCAACTAAAAAACGCTAGAAGATCTTTAAATATATTGCTTCAAGAATGGGGTAATAGAGGTATTCATTATTGGGAAATAGGTTCAACAAATCTAGATTTAATAGAAGGTCAAGCAGACTATGATTTTTTCAGATCTAGTGGTGATGGAACATCAGCGACAACAACAGATCCTGCTAGCGTGTTTGGAATATCTGATGTTCTTGAAGCACAATTAAGATCAAACAGAACTCAGACAACACAATCAGATAGCCCGATGACAAAAGTAGATAGATCTACTTATGCAGGTTTTTCTAATAAATTATCAAAAGGAACTCCTAATCAATATTGGGTAGAGAGATTTATAGACAAAGTTACAATACATATTTATCCAACACCAGATTCTACAAACGCATCTAAAGATATGCATTTTTTCTTTATTAAAAGAATTCAAGATGCAGGGGACTATACAAATGCAACAGATGTTCCATTTAGATTCATACCATGTATGGTTTCAGGTTTAGCATATTATTTAGCAATGAAATATCAACCACAACTAATTCAACCTATGAAATTAGTTTACGAAGATGAACTTGCGAGAGCGTTAGCAGAAGATGGTTCTGCTTCTAGCACGCATATAACACCAAAAGCATATTACCCAGGAGCATAATTATGGATGATGAATTAGAAAAAAAAATAAGAGAGGCTTTTGAAAAAGCCTCAGCAGCAGGAGAATTGCCTAGAGGAGTAAAAACTCTTGATGATTTTTTAGATTACATTGATAGGTTAAGAGACGCAGATAAAATGGCTATGGGTGGTCAAGTAGGTAAACCTTTAGGATCTGGCGGTAAAAAGAAAAAGAAAAAAGGTAAAAAATAATAATGGCAAAGTACGCAACAGGTAAATACGCAAAAGCAATATCAGACAGATCTGGTATGGAATTTCCATATAAAGAAATGGTCAGAGAATGGAATGGATCCTTTGTGCATGTTTCAGAATTTGAACCAAAGCAACCCCAATTAGAACCAAAACCTATGAATGGTGATTCTATATCTTTAAGAAACGTAAGACCTGATAGAACAGAAACTGCAGTTCCTAATCTTTTACCTTTAAATCCATTTACGACTACGAGTGGATCTACAACAATATCTGTAAACGAACCAAATCATGGTAGATCAACAAGCGATACTGTTAGGTTTAGGGATGCAGAAGTTGTTGGAGGTGTAGCTGCAGCAACAATAAATTTAGCAACAGGGTATACAATCACTAAAACAAACGATGATAATTATACCTTTGCAACTGCAACAACATCTAGTATAAGTGAAACAGGAGGGGGCGGCTCTGCATCAGCAGGTCCGGTAACAGTAACAGCATGATTAAAAAATTTATTAGTAAATTATTTGGTATTAAACAATGCGAGTGTCCAGAAGAAGATGAACACATAGAATATTACACTAAAGTTCCAGAACCAGAAGTTCCGTTATACACGGACGTTGATGGTAAAGCAGTAAAATGTGGAACACATAATAGATATAAAAAAAGTTGTTCTATTTGTAGAGAGGTAGCAGGAATAATATAATGGCAGGATTAAGTGCATCAGGATTAAAAACACAAATTAGAAGTTATACGGAAACAGATTCAAATGTTTTATCAGATTCTGTTTTAGAAAATATAATTCTTAACGCACAGTATAGAATTTTTAGAGATGTACCTATCGATGCAGATAGAAAACAACAAACAGGTAATTTAGTTACAGGTCAAGAATCTATTAACGCTCCAGCAGGTGCAGTGTTTATTAGAGGTATACAAGTTTATGATTCAACATCAGCTGTAACTGGTGCAAATGTTTGGCTAGAAAAGAAAGATGTTACTTATCTACAGGAGTATATTTCATCAACAGAATCTGCAAAAAGAGGTCAACCTAAGTATTATGCTATGTTTGGTGGTGCTACAGGTGAATCAGACACTACATCTGGTAGAATGATGTTTGCACCTGTGCCAGACACAACTTACAAATTTAGAGTTCATTTTAATGTGGCTCCTGCATTATTAGAGGGTGATAATACTAATTATATTAGTTTAAACTTTCCAAATGGGCTATTATATTGTTGTTTATCAGAGGCATACGGATTTTTAAAAGGTCCGATAGATATGTTGACATTATATGAAAATAAATATAAACAAGAAGTACAAAAGTTTGCTCTTGAGCAAGTTGGTAGAAGACGAAGAGATGACTACACTGATGGCACTGTTCGTACACCAATAAACTCAGCGAACCCGTAGGAGAAAAATTATGGCAATAACATCTGCAGTTTGCACAAGTTTTAAAGTAGAACTTTTAAAAGGAGTTCACGATTTTACAGCAACAACAGGAAACACATTTAAAATAGCATTATACACAAGCTCAGCAACTTTAGGCGCTGGTACAACAGCTTTTTCAGCAACAAACGAAATTACAAATTCATCTGGAACTGCATACACTTCAGGTGGAGCAACACTTACAAGTGTTACACCAACATCTGATAGCACTACAGCAGTTTGTGATTTTAACGATGTAAGTTATACAAGTGCATCTTTTACAGCTAATGGCGCATTAATATACAATAGTTCTGCATCAGGTAATCCTGCATGTGTTTCTATTGCATTTGGTGGAGACAAAACTGTTTCAAGCGGAACTTTTACAATTCAATTCCCAACAGCAGACGCAACGAACGCAATCATACGATTAGCATAAGGAGGAAGTCCTTATGGCCAATACTTGGAACCAATCAGGCACAACCTGGAACACTGGCCGTTGGGGCACAACCGATGCTATAACAACTGGTTGGGGTGCAGACACTTGGAATGATGGTGGTTCTTGGGGCCAAGCTAATGATGAAATAGCAATTTTAACAGGTCAAACTATAACTGCCTCTTTAGGTGAAGTAGTTGCATCCTCTGAACAAGGTTGGGGCAGAGATCAATGGGGAAAAGAGCCTTGGGGAGAGAGTTTTAGTCCTGTCATAGCTGTAGATGGATTATCAATAACATCATCGGTGGGTTCTATATCAGCTTTTAATGAACAAGGTTGGGGTAGAGATACTTGGAATTTTGAAAGTTGGGGTTTTTCTGGTCTAACTGTAGAAGTAACCGCTCCTGATGCTATTACATCAAACTTAGGAGCTAATGGTTGGAGTAATGCAACTTATGGTGAAAACGGTTGGGGAATGTTTACACTTAACCCTGCTGATGTAGTAGGATTAACAGGAGTTTCTTCAACATCTGGAGTTGGTTCAACAACAATTATATTATCACCTACAGTAACATTATCTGGACTCGCTGCAACTTCTTCTGTTGGATCAATAAGTATTGATGACATGACAATTGGTTTAACAGGTCAAGCAACCACGTCCTCTGTTGGAACATTAGGATTTGATTTAACCTCTGTAGTAATACCAACAGGCCAACAAGCAACTTCAAGTGCAGGTGAATTAATAGCAGGTATTGTAGAATTTGTACCAATAACAGGAGTGTCAGCAACATTATCTGTAGGTTCAATAACTCCAGACCAAATGACAGTAAGTTTTGATGGTGTTTCTGCAACATTTAACGTAGGAACTTTAGCACCTGCAGACGTAATGGGATTAACAGGTCAACAAGCAACTGCCTCTGTGGCTGCTTTTGGCACTGCTTCAGGCTTTGGAATTCAAGCATATTCTAACGTTGACACAGGTTCAAATT